CAGTTTGTCCTAATGGCTTTACTTCTACTAAATATGTTTTAATACTGCCATCTTTTGATTTAACTTGAAGTTTAAAGTCAACAAAATAACGATGTAGTCGATTATCAGTTCCACATCGGTATGGTATTACAGTTTCTTCTGATGAATATTTCAATACATTAACTGATGAGTCACACCATTTCATAAACTTAAGTTCCCATGAAGACCTATAAATGATATTTGTAGGGTCTCCAGCATACTTTTCTGGGAATTTAGGATTAAATTTACCTTGATGGTACTTTGCCATGGTATATAAATAAATAAGATGTATAACTATTTATTCGGGTAAAACAATGCCAGTATCCAATCCACAAGCAACTCCAAGTATTCCACCATCGGGAAAACCTACTCCTGATTCAGGAAACACTGCGTCTAAACAAACGTTTACCCCTAGGAATAAAGCTGGTGTTGGTATTGGTACAGACTTTAATAATCAATACCAAATAGAACAACACTCATATCCTTCAGATTTAATGGATCCTCAATATGGATATAATAACGTTATATTCTATATTAATGTTTCTACTGATTCCAAATTACTTAAAGATGGTAAAACTGCAACAGTTGAAGATTTAACTCCTAGAGATAGAGGATCTTTAATTGGTGCTAATCTTACAGAAGCTCAAGTGATTGCAGGTGGAGCCGCAGGTGGAGTTGGTACTGCTGGAGTTGCAGGTGGTGGAGCTGCATTAAGTACTGCTACTAGCGGTAAATCTAGTATAGGCGGAGTAATTGGATCTGGTGTAAAAACTGCAGCTACTGGTGCAGCATTAGCAGCAGGTGCTTCTACTGTAACTGCTGAAGCTACAGGCACTCAAACTTCTAATTTCTCTAGACAACAAAAGCGTTTAGCTGTTGCAATTGCATTACATATACCTAATCAATTAAGTATTAGATATGGTATGAATTGGGGTGAAGAAGATACTAACACCTTCATGATGGGTGCTGCTATGGGTGAACAACTTGGTAAAGCACTTAACGGTGCCAATAATAGTGATCAATTAAAAGAAACTGGATCTTCTATTGCTAGTGCTATAGCATTAAATAAAGGACCAGAAAAAGCTGCATTATCTAATATGTCTGGTTTGGCTGCAAACCCACGAAAAGAACAAATATTTAAATCAGTAGACTTTCGAAATTTTACATTCTCGTATGAATTTTATCCTAGAGATGCCGATGAAGCAAAAAAGGTATTAAATATTATTAATACGTTTAAATTACATATGCATCCTGAGTTTAAAGATGCTGGAAATTTTCTTTATATCTATCCATCTGAATTTGATATTTTTTATTATCAAGGCGGTAAAGAAAATATGAACTTGCATCGTCATACATCATGTGTACTTACCGAAATGACAGTTAACTATGCACCTCAAGGGCAATTTACTACATTTGATAATGGTATGCCAACACAAATTAATATTAGTTTAAACTTTAGAGAACTTGCTCTTCTTACTAAAGAAAAAATACAGGACGGATTCTAATGTATTTCAAAGATATGCCACAAATGCTGTATGATTTTAATATGTCCCGTGAATGGACAAGTTGCCAACTTATGATTCCTGGGTTACCTTATGCAATTTACTTCCAAGGTAATTCAGATTTTAGAGATGCAGGTGCAACTAGTAACGTTATAGGTACTCAATTTGTTGCAACAAAACAAATTCCAGGTACAGGCCAAGTAAGAGCCTTTACAAATGAAGATGTTACTGGCACAACAAGTATTGCTGCTATTAATAGAGAAACATATTTAATGACTGATATTACACATAATGTAAGATTCAGAAAAGAAATTCTAGATAATATTACTCTGTATGATGAGTATGACATTAAAGACGGTGAAACACCAGAAATTATTTCAGAAAAATTCTATGGTACACCTAATTATCATTGGGTAGTTATGCTAGCTAATCAGCGTTATGATTATGTTTCTGAATGGCCACTAGCCACACATAATTTAGAAAATCATATTACTTCTATTTATGGTTCAGGTAATGAATATAACACACATCATTATGTAGATTCAAATGGATTTATAGTAAGTTCAGATAATATGAATGCTGCGCTTCAATTAGAAGCATATCCAGTGTCTAATTATGATTATGAAATAGCACTGAATGAATCTAAACGTAGAATTAAAATTATTGCCAAAGAACTAATAAATACTATTCTTAAAAATTATAAAGATCTTATATAATGCAACCTGCTGAGTCGATAAGATTTGCTGGCGATGTCAGCATTGATAAAATTGAGATTGTATCTAGAAATGGGTTCATTCAAAATGTAACCAATCAAGTTATAGCTATTGAGTTATTTGAAGATATTTTTACTCCATTAACTACAGGAAATGTAGTCCTTAAAGATTCTCTTGATCTTGCCAACTTATTCCCATTTACTGGTGAAGAGTTTATTAATATTTTAATCAGAACTCCAACAATGGATCAACCTGAAAAGATTATTAATCATCAATATTATATCTATAAAATGACTGATAGGGAATTGCTTGGCGATCGTTCAGTTGCTTATGTGTTGCATTTTATATCAACTGAAGGTATTGCTGATTTAAATAAAAAAATTAGTAAAACATTTGGCGGAAAGATTTCAGAAATTGCTAAGACTCTTATTACAGATAAGTATAATGGTCTTGAAACTAAAAAGAAAGTATTCATTGAGGATACTGCAAATAATGTTAATTATATTTCTAACTTTTGGTCTCCAATTAGAAACTTAAATTATATTGCAGGCAATGCTGCCAATTCTAATGGTGCAGTAGATTATCTATTCTTTGAAAATAGAACTGGGTTTAATTTTAACTCATTAGAATATTTGTATCAACAACCAATTAAACAACATTGGGTTTATGACTCTTATTCTAGAGACTTTGGTGCAGATGGCAGAGCTATTAGAAATGTAGAAGCAGATTATAGTAAAGTGCAAGAAATTAGTATTCCAGAAGCATATGACTATATGGATAAAACACGTTCTGGTATGTTTGCTAATAGAATGATTAATTATGATTTAACTACAAAGCAATATATTGATAAAAAATTCGATTTGATTGCAGAGTTTCCAAAAAATAAACATCTTAATGATTTTGCATTAGCATCAAATAAGAATATTAGTAGATCTAATTCATTAATATTCTTTTATCCAAAATATTACAATAACTTTAATAATTATAAAGATGTTACTAATGCGCATACAATACAAAAACGTATGTCTTCATTAAAGGCCGCTGAAGGAATTAAAGTTCAAATTAATGTATTTGGTAGAACAGATTATACTGTAGGCATGAAAGTATCATTAACATTAAATAAGATTAATCCTATTGGTAAAAATGAAGAGGATGTAACTGATAAGTTATATTCTGGTAATTATATTGTTGCTGCTATAAATCATTATATTAATAGACAAAAACATGAATGCTCAATTGAATTAATTAAAGATTCATACGGCATCAATCTAGATCAAGGTGGCAAATAATGCAAGTGCATAGTGGAATTGTTGAGAACAGAATTGATCCATTAAAATTGGGTCGTTGTCAAGTTCGTATTATTGGTTTACATACCCACGATAAAACACAATTGCCAACTAATGATTTGCCATGGGCTTATCCAATGCAATCAATTACATCTGCTGCTATGTCAGGTATTGGCCAATCCCCAGTAGGAGTAGTTGAAGGTACTACTGTATTGTGTATCTTTATGGATGAACCAGATAATCAACAACCAGTTATTATTGGTTCTCTTGGTGGTATTCCTCAAGCAAAAGCAGTTGAATTATTTGGCCGAGATGATGATTCAGTTATTCTTAAAGACCCCGATGATAATCCTGTTCCAGCACCAGTAAATGAATCTGAGGCAGCAGCAGTAGATCCAACTATAACTCCTGCTGCGGCACCTACTACAGTTACAACTGACATTCCTACTACTCCTCCACCAGGAACTCCAAATCCGGCAGCAGCTACTGCTGGTATTAAAGCTATTCTTGTAGCTTGTGACAAATTTGGATTAACAACAAGAGAACAAAAGTGCTCATTGCTAGCAATTGCGGGTGGTGAATCACTGTGGGTACCAAAAGAAGAAGGATATAGTTACTCTGCTGATGCATTACAATCAACCTTTAAAACTACTTTTGGTGGAAAACCAGATTTAGCAGCTAAATATGCAAGATGGAAAGGCACAAGAGCTGAATTTTTTGATTTTGTTTATGCTCCTGAAAATAATGGCCGTCAATTAGGTAATACCCAAACAGGAGATGGTGGAAAGTATTATGGTAGAGGCTTTAATGGTGTAACTGGAAGAGCAAATTATCAAAAATATGGTCAATTAGCAGGTGTTGATATTATTAATAATCCATTATTATTAACAACTAACTTAACTACTGCTGCTGAAGTGTTTTGCCAAATGGTTATTAATAATCCAATAGTAAAGAAAGCAGTACCTACTGATAATCCAGGTTATTTTTATGCAGTTAAAAAAGGAAATGGTAAAGATACAGGAAATGGTGCTGAAACTAGATTAAAGTATTATGAATATTTCTATGGTAATAAAGTTCCATCATCATTTACTGAAGAAAAATCAGTAGGAGCTGCGCCTCCAGCAGCTACTTCAACATCAAGTGGTGCTCCATCTGAAACATCAGCTGGTTCTATTGGGTTTCAGGATCCAAATAATAAGTACCCATTAAAGAATTTTATAAATGAACCTGACACAAATCGTTTAGCCCGTGGCGTTTCAAAAGGCACAGTAGTTACTATCAAAGAAGCTAATAGAGCTCGTAGTATTCCTATTGCATTAGATGGTGGTACTTATGACGAACCTGCTTCTGCATTTAGTGCTAAGTATCCATATAACCATGTACTTGAAACTGAGTCAGGTCATGTACAAGAATGGGATGATACTCCAGGATTTGAAAGAACTCACACATATCATCGTAAAGGTACATTTACTGAAGTAGATGCCAATGGTAGTGAAGTTACCCATATTGTTGGTGATTCATATCAAATTATTGATAATAACGGTTGCATATTCATATCAGGCGAATGTAATTTAACTACTGAAGGTAAGATTAATATCCTATGTCAATCAGATGCAAATATTGAAGTTGCACAAGATGTTACCATGCAAGTAGGCGGTGACTTTAAATTAGGTATTGCCAAAGACTTTACTGTTGCAGTAGGTGGAACAGTTTCAATGCAAGCAGGCTCTGATATGTTATTGCAATCTAATGCTTCAATGCATCTAACTGCTGTATCTGAAATGCATCAATACGCTGCAAGTTCTATGCATCTTAAAGCATCAGGTTCATTTAATGTAGATGGTTCTACTGCAAATATTAATGGTCAAACTGCAATTGGCTCTACTACATTAAATCTTACTGCACCTGCGGTGGGTTCACCAAAGAATAACGTACTTCCATATTTAGTTCCTCCTGTTGCTGCTGGTGAAGAAGTATTTCAGTTAGAATCAGAAGATGATTGGAATACTCCTGCAGGCCAAAAAGCTAAAGCTGCACTTGAAGCCAAGTATGGTGTACAAACCCCAGATAATACACCAGCACAAGATGAAGCAACCCCAACTGGAGGTACTGCCGCAAATACAATTGCATCTTGCCAAGTTATCTATGCAACACAATCATTTACTAATGACTTTAAACTATCTACTAATTTCACATTAGGCATGTTAATTGATGGTGGTGTTAATGGACATAATGCACTTAAAGATCAATGTGGTTTAATTAAACAGCAATTAGTATGTAATCTATCTCAATTATGTGCAAACATTCTAGAGCCGGCTTTAGCATTATTACCTGGCGGTATTGGTGGATATGGTAAACAATGGAAGATTAATTCTGGATTCAGAAGTGTAACAAATGGTGCTAATGCTCCTACATCAGATCATCCATATGGTAGAGCCACTGATATTACATTATTGCCATATGATGCAACTAAGAAACAACGTAATTTTGAATTGATTCAAAAATTAGAAGCAGCATTACCATATGATCAGATGATTATGGAATATCGTTCTGATGGTTCTAATTGGATTCATATTGGTTATAGAGGCCTAAAAGCTGGCGATACTGCTGGTCAAGGATCAGTAAACCGTAAGATGGCATTTACAATGTTGAATGATTCAGTGTACAAACGTGATTCATCTGGTAATCCTAAAGGCTTCATCTTGTTATAATGGCATTTCTACCAACAAATACTGTATTAGGTACTACTGATGAATTTAAGAATGTATCGTATGCAATAACATATGAAACAACTACTTTAGGGACTGCTGGTATTGGCGGTTTAGCTGGTACTCCTACTGTAACTACCACCCAAACAGTAACTTTAACTGCAATAGATCCTAATGATACTATTACTATTGCTGGAAATAAGATAACTGGTTATTATTCTGAGTCATTTCAAAATGCTATAGAATATAGAACTCCTGATGAGCAACTTGTAGATGTACAGAAATTTAATCAAATTGATAAAACAAATAATGAGCATTTGATTTATTATAAAGCAGATGTAAATAAGACCAGAGATTATCATTATCTTGCTACTGCATCTGGCGGTGCAACACAAGTTTATACTGTTACAGTAATGAATAATTGGAATACTGGTAGAGATGAGATGTTATCATATATTGATCCTCCAACTCAATATAAACTACATACGGTCACTTGGATAAATATGAATAACGAACCTATTGTTTGGGTTAATAACCT